TGGAGTTCGCAAAAAGGTATTAGGATGGAAAGCAGCGGCAATGGACGGGCAGATGCCCGACTTCAAAGACTTAGCCTTTGGACATTGGCATCAGCTTTACCAACAAGAGTTTAACGGTATAACAGTTAGGTGTTCGGGTTCAACTGAATCATCTAATCATTATGCGTTAGAAGCACTAGCGGCACAAGGTAGACCAACACAAAGATTAATGTTTGTCCACCCCGAAAAAGGATGTACTACAGTAGAATATCCAGCGGTCAGATTAGACGATAACGAAAAGGAGTAATTATGACAGCATCAATTTATTGGAAGAATGCCTTAATTAGAGCTGCGAGAACTTTTATACAAGGTTTTCTCGGTGGATTATCAGCAAACTTGTTAATAGGAAACGAAGCAGAAATGCTATACGCAGCCTTTATGGGTGGCGCAGCTTCTGCTATTTCTTTATTGCAGAATGCTATAGAAGATAGTCCAAACAAATGGGGTAACACTATACCTAAAGGATAGTGAATGTCTTTATACGCAAGAAAAAAGGGCATTAAAGGTCGTAAGCCAAAAAAAAATTACGATGAACGTATATGTCAAAAAGAAACTTGTGATATAAAGTTATCAATATACAATAAAAAGAAATTTTGTTATACTCATACTAAGCCAGTAAAGCGCTGGTCTAAATAATAAAAGAAAGTAAAACTTTCTATCTTTATTTTGGTACTAAACGGTAATTACGAAAGTAATAATTTGTGAAGGACATGCGTACGTGAAATCGTATTGTAGGGGTACAGTACAAAACAAAAAACCACCTTTGCAGGTGGTTTTCTGTTTATCGGTTGCCCGATGGTTAAGCAAAGGATGGTTTAGGTTCTTTACTTAAAATGTAAAATACACCATATATTTTATTTTAAACTAGTATATCAGCTTTACGTTTTAACGTATCAGTAAGTTCTGCAACATCAGCTTCGCCTAATTTATATAAATGGTCTTTAGCTTCGTCTAATGTTTTAACTAATACTAACTCACACTCTTCTAATGAAGTGTTAAGTAGCTGTAGTAAGTCTTTACCCTTTACAGTCTGTTGTATTGTCTGTAATGCAGCAACTGCATCATTGGTACGTTCTGTTACAACATGGGCATGAGATTTTTGAACGTCAGCTTTTGCAACAGACTGTTTAGGTTTTGAAGAAGCGTTGGGAATAACGCTTTCTACATCTTCCATTTCTTCTTTAGTAACTCCAGCACTAAGTAAAACGCGTAAGCAACGACCACGTGCTTTAGTCTCTGCTTTTTCAAACCAGTGTTGGTTCATGTTAGTTTTTTCTACACGTGCATGACCAGTACATTTTGTAAACTTGTCATCTTCGCTTTTGTAAAAAGAAGCTTTAAATACTACGTGTGTATCTGACATGTCTAATATCTCTGTTATTAAATGTCCAGTAGGATATTTGTCATTCATCTGTTCAATGAGTTCGTCTACACCAATGTAGTCGTCTAAAAACTTCGGCGTATTATATTTTGAGTTTGTTCCTTGTGTCATCTATTCCATCCTTCTCTTCTGCAATAATTAATAACAACTCCGCTATTGACAATAGCAACATAGAGTTAGTATCAACTTTTTTCTGTTCTGTAAACACTTTTGCAATTGCATCAATGTTTTGTTTTATTTGTTCTAATGTCATATTAATAAATATTGTAGTACATGTAGCATTATATGCAACAACTGCTACAATAAATTTTACGAGAGGAGCGGAAATGGAAAACTACTTAACATGTCAAGACATTGCAAAGATGTTTAACGTTAAATTAAGAACAGTTTACGTATGGATTCAAAGGTCAAAGAATGGTAATCACTTTTTACCCGAACCCGATATGCGTATAGATAATAAACCGTTATGGAAAACAAGCACCATAGCAGCAGTAAAAGAAAGAGTATAAATAAAGGATGGTAAATGGAATTATTACGAGGACAAATAGTACCGACTAGCACAGCCTATAAAAAAGTTAGTCAAAAAGATAAAGTCGAGTGGGCTTTAAAAACTTTTAAAGAAGTCACAGGCGATGAGTTTACTTATGACTTGAGAATTAAAAGATACGGCGCTATTATTTATGACCTAAGAGATGACGGTTGGGATATTAAAACACTCGAACCTAAGAATCAAAAAGATAAGAAGTGGGCATTTAAACTTATAAGTGAACCTTCTACAAAAGAGGATGGTCAAAGAATGTTAGCATTATGAAAGAGCGTATAAGTGCTTCCGAGTACTTCGCAATATTACCCGAATCAGTATTGTTTGCAGCAATAAGCAGTAACGCTGTAAGACTTTATTGTATCTTAAGAAGAAGAGCAGACGAGAAATCTAACGCTTGCTACCCTTCGCAGAAGTATTTAGCAGACTCAATGTATTGCAGCACAAGAACAGTACAAAGAGCATTAGAAGAGTTAATTAAGATAGGCGCAGTAACAGTAGAACATAGAATGATTGAAGGCACAGATGCTTATACATCTAATATGTATTACCTACACGCCACAATTGCGCAAGGTAGCGCACCCGTGCGTAAGGGTAGCGCATCTAAGTCGCAAGGGTCACGCGCCCGTGTCGTACAAAACATAGCCAATAAACAAAGCCAACAAACAGATAGTAAAAAAAGAACTAGAAAAAGAGATTTACTTTTTGAAGAGATGTGCATTGGTTTAGGTATTGACTGGAAAGATGCACCAGCTGGCGAATTAGGTAGGGTCAATGCAGCATGTAAAGAGCTGCGGGAGATTAAGGCTAAACCCGAAGAAGTTGCAGCTGCTATAAAACACTATAAGAAAAATTGGTCAGACATGACACTGTCTGCACAAGCAATAACAAACAACTGGAATACATTAAAAAATGAGATGAAAACAGCAACACCTAAAAAAAGGGATTGTGCAAAAGAAGGCTGCCACATGGTTGATTTAGATGTTATTTGGCAATGTAGATTCTGTAAAAAGGAGAAGATAAAATGACATTAAAAGAATTTGACGTTTATTTAACAGGAAGAATATCTGCTAGAGCGCACGACAAAGAAGAAGCAATAAAGATGGTAACTAAGAAACTTGATGTAATACATCCTATGTTCAATATACAAGTTATGGTTGCAAAAGAAGATTACTTACATGCTGGAGAGGATTACAAACCCGAAGGTACAGAATGAACGACACAACTTATCCTTATGGTGGTATACCACCTAAAGATAGAGCGACTAGACGTAAGTTACTAAGAGAAGCTGTAGTATTAGAATCTAAAGGTGTTTGTGAATGGGCAGAGTGCAGCAGTAGAGGCACTGACATGGCACACATTAAAGCAGCTGGTATGGGTGGCGCTATATCTAATGACACCTTAGACAACGTTGCATTCTTATGTCACTTTCATCACGATGTACTTGATTTTCGTATGTCTATGAAACAAAGAAGTTTTGCGTTGCAACAATTAGTAAGAAGTTATGTTTTAGGGAATAGAAAAAAAATCTAAAAACTTTACACATTGTATTACAAAGTGCTACAATAATATTGTATGAATAAAGAAAAATCTGCTTTCAGAAAACATGAGGTTTTAGAAAACTACGAGCTCACAAAGTTTGAGTACAACGACTTGATGACACATAAGCACATGTTTGACACAGAGTATCAAGGTACTAACTGTTTTTTCTGCGGTAGTTTCGTTATGTACCCAGTAGTCTTTAATTACCCAAACGAGAAACGTAAGTTTAACGCTGGTACAGATTGTGCAGAAATGGTTCATCAAGGTTCTAACTACGAAGCACTAAGAGTACAAGCAGCCAAAGCAAGAGAGCGTGCAAAAAAATTACAAGAATATTTAGATACTTCTGCTAAGTTTGTTAAAAGTAATCCACAATTAGCACAAGCTGCTAATTACTTCCAAGATGTAAACCCGTTGATTGCAGATATATTTGACAAAACTAAATTTGGTTTAACTGAAAAACAAATTGCATTCTTAGAAAAACTATGTTTAGAACAATGGCAAAAAGAAGTTGATGCGTTTGCAAAACTTATTAACAAAGCAAATGTACCAGCTTTACAAGTTGGCGAGATAACAACAGAAGTTACAATAAGCAAATACTATTACAAAGAGCAAGCATTTTACGGTCAAGAAAAAGCAATTATAGAAACTAAAGAAGGTCAGACATTGTTTACTGGTAAGACCAAAGCATTAGTTCAATGGTTAAACACTGATGAGTTCAAAGAAGATGTTGCAGAGTTTTGGGAACAAGATAAAAAAGAACGTAAAGGAGTTCTCACTTGGAACAAAGAATACTTTAAAGAAGGTACAAAAGGTATTGCAACACTAGAAGTTACTTTTGTTGTTGAAGACGATAATACAAAAGGTACTGCAAAAATAAAAAACTTTTACCCTATAGGTATAGTATGAGATACGATTTACAAGGTATATACGCAGAAGACCTAGACGGTTATCCGCTAGAACTTAACACTGACATGTATATGTCAAAAGAATGTAAGCACATAGGTTTAGCTGCATTAGCAGAAGCAAGACATGATTTAATAAACTTAGGTATTGGTTCAGAACCAACAGAAGGTTTACATGTATTCGACCTTGATGCTTACGAACAAGAACTTAAAAAAGATGCACGCTGTAGTTTTGCTTTAGCTAGACAATACAAAATAGAAGCTACACATCAATATAAAGATAACTGCGAATGTAGAGATTGTGTGACCGACAGGCTTATAGATTACGGTTTACCAGTCAAAGATGCCTTTCAATTAAGCTACTTACAAGAAACTTATAACAAAAAGGCTGCCTAATCATATATTGTGATACAATATTAGTATTATGAACGCACCAAAAGTGTATGTTGTAAGAGCTGTTGCTTTAACAGGTCGTGTTTGGGTTCACGAGTATGAATCTAAGTCCGATGCTTTAAAAGCAGTTAGAGAATACAAAGACGATGGCGGCTACATAGTATCTCAAAGCTTTTATACCAAAACTCTCATTAATAAATAAATCTTCTAATTGTGTTGCATAACGTGATACAGTTACTATAATCTATTATGTAAGTTAAAAAAGGATGGTTAAAAATGGCGTTTAAAGAATGGTTAAAAACCTTTGTTGATGAAACAGACAAAATTGACGAAGAATATAAGTTTCATGTCAATTATAAAGCCAAAAACGAATATGGAATTATGACAATTAAAATGAAAGAAGTCATATTGTTCTTAAATAATGCTGATGAGATAATACAAGAAAAAGTTAAAAACGATGTTGTGTTTATGGATATGACAAATAAAAACAGCGATTTCTTTAAACAGTATTTTACTCATGTTGCAACAGGGATGGCAAATGTCTACGCGAAAGATTACGAAAAATGTTAGATGGCATTAATCTTAATAAATTAAAATGGATATGCCCCGATTGTAATAAAGAATTAATATCAACTGCGTGGATGCCTAATTGGAAAATCTG